ATGACCACTTTCACCGACAAAGAACTGATTAAAGAAATCAAAGAGCGCATAGGCAGCCTGGATGTGCGGGACAATATTGAGCGCCGGGCATATGAAATTGCACTGGCATCGCTGGAAGCCGAACCTGTAAGCCAAGCTTACAACTTGCCAGAATTAATCGAAGGCATGGAAGTTTACATTGATGTAAGCACTTGCGATGCTGATTTAGGTAATCGCTATTCGGCACCGTCACCGAGGGCGTCAGAACTTGATACAGCCAAGAATGGTTACATCCTCCTGGTTCAGGACGCAGAGCCAAACTTCGATGTAAATGGCAACTCTCCGGTAACTCCGGATGGTTGGATAAGCTGTAGTGAGCGAATGCCGGATAGCAAAACAGCCGTTCTTGTTGCCAGGGAGTTTGACAGGAGAGGTGACTGGCGAATGAAATGGGCGACTTACATCCCTGGGCATCCTGACGCTAATGATGGGTGGATAATTCCTGGTGCGTCGTGGATACCATCACACTGGATGCCGCTACCAGAACCGCCGCAGGAGGTTAACCGTGGCTAACCTGCAACTTGCCGTCAAAGGTGAATACTTCGATGCCATGATTCGCGGGGAGAAAACGGAAGAGTATCGCCTGTGTAATGACTACTGGAATAAGCGAATTATGTTCCGCGAGTATGACCGACTGATTATCACAAAGGGATATCCGAAGCGCGACGATTCCAGCCGCAGAATTGATGTTCCGTATGGCGGATATGAAATCAAAACAATCACACATCCGCACTTCGGTGATAAACCGGTAAAGGTATACGCGATAAAGGTAAATATCGGCACTGAATAACAATCCTCGCACTAGCGGGGATTTCTTTTATCTGAAAAGGACAGAATACATGATTAACAATATTGCAAATCAGTCTTCGTTTCCGGCTGCAACAATCGACAGCCAGATGCTGTTGAAAATGGTTAATGAGGCGCGGAGACTGTGCGGCGAAAAAGAAGTACGCAACAACGACTTCATTGCACGCATCAAAGATGAACTTGAGGGGGAGGGTTACGAAATTTTCGTAACCCCCATGGATAAGAAAAAAGGCGGAGCGGATCAGGTGGTTATAGTGATGACCTACAAGCAAGCCCTGCGCGTCGCCGCACGTGAGTCGAAAGCCGTCCGTCGTTCGCTGGTCGACAAACTGGAATCAATGCAACAGCAGTTGCAACAAAAAACGACCACGAAGAAATCACCGGATGGCCTTGAAGAATTCCGTAAGGCACGCGCATTGAAAATGACCGTCGACACAATGAAAGACCTCTTCGACTTCCTCCCTCACCTCGCACCGGAAGCTAAACAGGTCGTTGCCGCCAGCCTGATTAATCCCGTCGTCGGCTTTAGTGCAATCCCTCTCCCGATTATTGATGAACATTACTACTCTGCATCTGAGATTGGCGCAATGCTTGGCGTCTCATCCAACAAGGTAGGACGCATAGCCAACACCTACATGCTCAAAACGGAAAAGTACGGAAAGTGGTTCATCGACAAATCGGCGCACAGTGACAAGCAGGTCGAGACTTTTCGCTACAACGAAACTGGAGTGCACAAAATAGAGGAAATCATCGAAGGAGAGCAAAAGGTTGCATGATTTTGACAAGATAGTTTTCCCCAAATTTGGGGAAAAGCCCGAATGGCGCGGCTTACAGCAAGATAAAGACCACATGATTTGACAAATCCGCCAGAGCTATCGCATACTGACCGCACTAGAACACATATGCGGTCATCCGCACCCGATAGCTTTGCGGCTTTTTTATGCCTGCAATTTGGCGTAGTTACATCCGTACAAAGGTCGGGTGGAGAGGCGTAATACAATACCCACAAGGGGAATATGCCCGGAGCTTCATATGTGGCTCTAGTTGACACCCGATCACCAGCTACTAACTGGTGAGCGTAGACTAAAACACATATGGAGAAGACTATGTCTACTCAAATCACCGTAGAAACGGTACCCCAGATCAGCCATAACCAAATCCCCGTTATTACTACTGAACTTCTTGCTCACCTTTACGGCACAGATGTAACTAATATTCGCAAAAACCACAGCCGAAACCATGAACGTTTTGTTATTGGTAAACATTATTTTTTGCTGGAAGGTGCAGAATTGCGTGAGTTTAAGCACAGAGTGTCTTTAAGTCACTCTGTGACAATCGCCCGTAACGTTCGCTCCCTCATTCTCTGGACAGAACGAGGAGCAGCCCGCCACGCCAAAATGCTGGAAACCGATCAGGCGTGGGATGTGTTCGAAAAACTGGAAGACTGCTATTTCAGCCCGGGGAAAGCAGTACAAGCGGAACAGCACCCGCAAATCCAGCAGCAATTCACAGACGAAGAAATCATCCTCCTCTGCTACATGCAGGTACAGATGGAGAAAGCACTGGACATTAGCAAACGCCTGTATCCGATATTGAAGGAACTGAACTCATCATACGCAAGCAAGCTGTACGACATCGCGTTTGAGACTTTCTACACGGTGATGAAAAACAGAGACGCACTGCTCAGGGAGGCAACACGAATTGACCAGACAAGTGCCCTTTTCGAACGGGCAAGACCAATGCTGAAAAGCCTTCGGGCGAGACAATTCGAATTTTAATATCAAAGGAGCTTCGGCTCCTTTTTTTACAGGTGAAACTTAATGAAATTCAAAGTCACAGGTGAATGGAATGGAGAGCCATTCAACAGGGTTATCGAAGCGGAGAACATCAATGACTGCTATGACCACTGGATGCTGTGGGCGCAGATAGCACATGCAGACGTAACCAATATTCGAATTGAAGAACTGAAAGAACACCAAGCCGCCTGATGGCGGTTTTTTATTACCTGATTTGCAGGTTCGATTCCCTATTCGGAGATAGCACTCATGCAACACGAACTACAGCCTGATTCACTGGTTGATTTGAAATTCATCATGGCTGATACTGGCTTTGGTAAAACCTTCATCTATGACCGGATTAAGTCCGGCGACCTGCCTAAAGCCAAAGTTATCCACGGACGCGCAAGATGGTTATATCGTGACCATTGTGAATTCAAAAATAAGCTCTTAAGCCGCGCCAATGGGTAA